ACCCCCGGTGCTGCCTGAGGCAATGCACCTAGGTTGGCTCTATGCGTTTGGAGACTGTAATTTGGGTGCACTGTTCTGTTCCCGAGTCGGTAGAACAGTTGATTGCTTGCCATATCTTCAATTTCGTTTGCGATTTGCCAGTTTATTGCGTCTTCGTCTTCCGACTCGTCGGTCATGATTCTGAAAGTTTGGGGTTGGTCGGTCATCAGCGTTTCACTTGCTTCGCGTTCTTCTTGTACTGTCCGCCGTAGAGAAACTGTTTCTTTGCTAGGCGTTGGGTGCTTGGGATTTTCACCGGCTTACAGTTTGGACAGTATGAAGCGCCGCGTACTAGGTGCCCACATTTGAGGCACGGTTGCATGAAGGGTGCCACGGAGACCTCACCGGTGTGATTGTTCAACCCATGCTGACACGACGAGGAGGAACTCGTTGATACTCAAATCCTCTAAACGTTTCATGTCATCAGCGTTGAACGCGAGTTGTGCTGCATCGAGCAGCAGGAGTAGTTCGTCACCCTGCTTTTCTTTTTGTGCTTGCTTTAGTTCTTTCAGTAATTGGATCGGCATGGTGAAGAAGTTTTGTGCAACACCACGGAACGCTGGTGTGACAACCTCGATGGGTGCTGGTGGTAAATCTTCCAGGCTCATAGTTTGAACACTGTCCCCGTATAGTCCACACCTTTCTCAAGGATAAGTGTGGCAAGACCAGGGATGGAATCTTCACCGGATCCCAACCGAAACCACCCCGAACCGTTATCCATAGTGGGAGCCATCACAAGGAACCTTGAAGCGCTCGTATCGCCACGAGTAACACTTCCCAGCTCGGTAACGCGCAGATGATGGTAGTGCCCGTGGAGAAGCAACGAGGCGTCCGCGACAGGTTGCCTGCCGAACGATTGTTTCCGCCACCAGTCAGCCATCCCTTCCGGTCGTGACGCCTGGTGGCCGTGGACCAGACCGAGAACGTGGAACCCGTCACCGAAAACATCTATAGCGAGGGACTCGTCGTGTGGTTGTGGTTCAACAAAGCGGATGTGTGATGCGCCGATTTCACCGGCCAACCGTGCCAACTGTCGACCAATGAACACACCCCAATCGTCCGTCGGCTTCCCCACAGCCTTCCCGTTCAAACGAAACTGGCAATGGTTAGAACCCACCGAAGCGTACGTCAACGAAGGAACGAGCTCAGCAAGTTTCCTCATCGTCTGCCACGCAAGGGTTGTTGCCAGATCGACCTGCTCCATGATTGACAAATCATTCGAGTAACTCTGCTGCGCACTGTTCGCGTTATAAAAGTTTTCAACCGTATCGCCGAGATCAGCGAAGATAACCTGCTCCGGCTTTTCACGCTTCACCTGATCGACAAGCTTTGCCTGCATCAACGCCACACGCTGCAACAGTTCGTCAGTACCGCCACGGTAATCGACTTTCCCGACCTGCAAATCCGACCACAACACCACTAAGGCGCGAGCGTTAGGTTTCGGCAACTTAGGTTTGCCCAGTTTCTTCTTTCCCTCCGCCATCAACAAAGGAAGGTTCACATGGCCGGACTTCTTACGGAACGTAAACCTGTAGCTTGTCAGCCACTCCCCGTCCCAACGCTGCCACCTCGAGGTTCGCACTGGTGGGATCACATCAATGTCTTTCGGATCCATGCCCGCGTCGAGGAGAAACTCGTCGAAATTCTGTGGCTCCTCCACATAACCGTGTGTTACAGCGTGACCCTCGACACCATCGAACTCTAATGCCGGTTTCACATCCTTCACTTGCGTCACCTTCGGTGCAGGTTCTAGGTTATCCAGCATGATTCCACCCTATCCTTTGAAACAAACGCACTGTCGAGAACGATGATTCTTTATCGGTGTTTCACTAATTTTCAACCCTCGTGCGCCCAGAGCCCTTGACAACGTTTTCACCGGCCACATGTCAGGATTGTTCACAGCGTCCACAAGGATCCGCTGGTCAGCTTCTTCCAGCCTCCCCAGTGAGGTTTGCACCAGGCAGGTTCTTTTTTGTCGGGCCGGTTCTAAACCCTCAAGCATTAGCTCGTGTGGTGTCGATGAGCCGGTACGCGACCTCCAACAGCCACGGGTTCAGGTTCTTCACCGTTGCGCACTCGTGCATGACAGCTGCAAGCGCTTCCCTGATGCTGTCGAAATCGTTATGCCAGACCAGGTTCTTATCCCTCAGTAAGGTCTCCGCGATCGCGTAGGGTTCGAAGATTTCATCCGTCATTTTCATGGCCTGTTGTTTTAGCTGTAGGTTCGATTCGTACAAGGTAGGTTCCTTTCGAATAAGTGTTCGAATAAAGCTTATTCCCCAAAGTCGAGGAAATCGAAGGATTGAAACGCCTCGTTACCAAACTGTGACAACTCGTTCACGCGCACAAAACAGCCAGGAGCTCGCGCATCAGCATACGTTTTCCACGCCAGCACACGGATGATCTGCGAGTCATCGTCGTACACAACGCCCGATAAAGAATCCCCAACAGAGCGCAGGAGCTTGTCTGTATCAGGAGGCACGATCGGCTGCGGTCGTTTCGTAGCAGTGACACTCGGTGGCCGGTCAAGATAGAACATGACTTCCAACTCCACAGGGCCAGAAACACGCTGCCAACCCTCTGAAGCGACAGCGTGCTCCGCAGCATCCTTCACAGCCTTACGCCATGCGGGAAGATACTTCGACGATTCTACAAACCTGTTATTGCCGATACTTTTCTTCGACCCCTGCGGTGCAGGCCGACCAAGAACATCAAAGCTTATCTCCACGCCTCTGAGAATACCGTGTCGGTTTGATAAACGACAGGAGAACCGCCGCCATCAGCAAAGACCCAAACACCCACCCCAAAACCGTTGTTACGTTCGTGGGTACCTGGTAGGCGAGCAACATGAAGTTCAACCCCATAGCAAAAGCAAGAACCTTACCGAAAGTTTCCATTAGAACGGTGCGCTCTCATCCACAGGCTTGCCCTGCCCAGGAATTACAGTAGGCCAAACAGCATTCACAGCAGCGTGCCCAGTTTTCTGCTCATCCGCAGCCACAATATTCTCCGCCCGAACCTTCACGCTGAACCCCGAGGAACCGTCACGCTTCTGGAACACATTGGTGCCCGTGATCCGACCAGTCACCGTCACCTGCTTGACCCCGTCAAAGTTCCCAGACTTGTCATCGGTGGTCACATCGTAAACAGTTTTGTCCACAGTTTCCCACTCGTCCTGATGGTTCTTCTTCCGAACATCCACCGCGACCTTGAGAGCACGCCCCCAGTCGAAGTCCTTCACATCATTTAGCCAGCCCGTCACAGTAACCTCGGCCTTATTTGGAATCATTTCATTTACCCTTTCTCATACCCGATAATGTGTTTGTGATTACAACAATCATTATTCCCGCAACCCCTGACGCCAGGGAACACAGGGTTCCCGTCATCATCAACAGGCGTGATTTCATCTGCTGCGTAATATCCATGCCACGGAAGGCACTTGCCCTCCACAGAATGAACTGTTTGGACTTTTCGTGCCCTACAAGAAGCACAAAAAACAACCTTCTTCCTGACACTGTTGACTTTCCACTCCATACCGCAGCGTTCACACTGCACCACCGGCATTCAGCGACCTAATCGCAATCTGAAGCTGCTCATCACCAAACTCATAACGCCTAATCCTACGCGCTTTCGCTATTTTTCGCGCTGGCTCAGCCCGCTTGTCTTTTTGTTTTGCACACTCCTCAGATTCGTTATATTCCTCAATGGCTTGAGCGGTTTCACCTAACAATCGTAAATAGTTTTCATTCGCCCAATAACGTGCAGCCTGGTCACTCAACTTGTTGTGCAGTTGCAATTGATAGGGGTGAGAGAATCGTTCCGTTTGTAACAGGTCAAAATCAATGCTCATTTCCTCAGCCCACAAATTATCAGAATAAACGCTCATCAGTTTCCCCCTCTTGCTCACTAGCCCACTTCAACCTGCCCTCGATAATCGGCAGATATTCTTCAGTCAGTTCTACACCCACAAACTTGTAACCGTCAAGTAGTGCTGCCTTACCGGTTGACCCTGAGCCGGTAAACGGATCCAACACTGTGCCACCTTCAGGCGTAACAAGCTTGATGAGATAGCGCATTAGTTGTGTTGGTTTCACCGTGGGATGGAAGTTTTGTTTCGCTTGATTAGTGCGATTCCTCGGATTTTCACCACCAGGCCCATCACCCACAACACGATCTGCGTGCCTCTTGGCTTCCAGCTCCTCTAACCCCTCATTCCGGTCACGCTTAGAAGCCTTCGCCACATAAAAAAACCGTGAAGCCCCACCCTGACCACCAAAACCAACATCGGCAGACTCATTAGCAATCTTCACCGGGAACATTCCAGCGCCAGAGTTTCCGTTACGCCGAACAGCAACACCGTCACGACTTATTCCCGACTGCTCATCCAGCAACCCAGCCGTCACCTCGTCAAGGATCACATTCGCAGGCCAACGACCCTGAACAACGCTTTCCGTGTTGCCTGGGGCGAAGTTATATCCGCCACTTTCACCACCAAACGAACCTCCAGCAGTCACAGTTTGTGAGCGTTTACCCGTGGCAGTATTGACGCGATTTTCACTGCCGATTCTGCTGCCGTCAATGTTCAACCCACCCACACCCCAAGCCAACACATTCTCAGCAACCGTCACACCCTTACCAAACGGTTTCCGCCCCACCACGATAGGTTCAAACGCAGGCTTCAAAGCAGTACCCCACCCCTGCCAGGTCTTTGCTTCAGAGGATGAGGGTGCAGTTATATCGCGAGTGATTTCTACCTCTTTGCCTAATATGCCTGATTGCCTACCTTTGCGGTTGTAGGAATGCAAAATTTCACGCTCTGCCCCAGCCCTCTTGTCTATCGCTTTAGATACATTCAACGACTTAGGGAAACCAGACCCATACAACCAAGCAATAGAATCACGCAACTCAAACCCAGCATCCTCAACAGCAACAGCCAACCGATGCCAAGTCCTCGACCCACCAAACGCCAAAATGTGACCCCCAGGCTTCAACACCCGCAAACACTCCGCCCACACGCTCACATCATAAGCAATACCAGAGTTATCCCACGACTTACCCATAAACCCAAGCTCATAAGGCGGATCAGTAACAACACTATCCACACTGTTATCAGGCAACAGTTTCAACTTCTCACGACAATCACCAAAATACACAACAGCATCACCAACACTAATCATGCTTCCCCCTCACAATCCTCACAAACATAACCCACAACCCTAACCCCCACAACCTGAGGAGTCCACCCCGAACCAGGATCCACAACCCCACCACAATTCACACAATCACCCATCACCTTTTCACCTCATTCTTTTCTTCACGATCTATCTCACGTGCCAAATCAGGGCGGCCCACACGCCACATCATCCTGCTCAAAGCGCCCACACTTTTCCCCAGCGCCTCGCACGCGAAAACAGGGCCCATACCATTAGCTCTGAGCCACTCATACTCACTAACAATCTCAGCAGACTCCAACGGCTTTTTATCCATCAGCTAACCCCCTCTTTGATATAAGTATTCTCGGCCCACCACGACTCGCCCTCGACACTGAACACAGTGCAACAAGGCAGACACTTCGTAATCGCCAGATCATGCGCCCTGCAAGTAGGTTGTGGATCGGAACGCCAACCAGCCTCATCAGCACGATAATTAGTAGCCTCATCAATCAACATCCGAGCATCACGCGCCCTGGCAACAATATGGCGCGGCTCCAAATAATCCACACGCTCATCCTGCCTAGCCATGACCAACGCCCTCGAAGCAACCCGGAAAGACAAATGACCCACAACAGCATGCCAAGCCGTCACAGTCTCATCCGACACCCGCCGGTTATCAATAGCGGCCACATCAGCCAACAACAGTTTCACTTCAGCCTTATTCATTGTTTTCCCTTTCCATGTCAGCAAGAGCTTCAGCCCTCAAAGTTGCAGAATCCTTACGGCCACCCTTAGTGCCACCGGCGGAACTCTGGTTACGGTTCATCCAATTCTGAAAAGCCATATCCCAGTTAGCTTTCACCAGACCCTTGCTCCACCAGTAAGTGCAAAACTGCTCGACCTCATAATCTTTATTTAGATCAGGCCACTTAGTAGCAAACATTTCCAGCAGCCGATCTGATGGAATCCAGTCATCTGGCAATCGTTTGTTTCTACTTACGGTTCTCTTTGGTTTCTCTTTAGGTTCCTTTAAGGTTAAGCGGAACTCTGGTTCCGGTTGCTCTGTCAATAAGTTCCGGTTGTCTTGTCCAAAAGTTCCGGTTGTTCCGTCAATAAGTTCCGGTTCCTTTGTCCTGTGACTCATCGACCCATCACAATCGTCAGGGCAGCGCAAAGTAATCCAATACCGATTAGGCTTGTGGGTTCCCTTGCTCGGCCCCCCATGAGAATCCACAGTGAGCTCACCTAGAGCGGCAAGCTGCTCAAGACACTTGCGAACCTGCCTATCAGTTATGTTCGCGTAGTGAGCTAGGAGCCCCTGAGAGGGCCACGCCCCGCGATCATCATCAGGATGATAGTGGTTAGCAATTCCAAGTAGCACAACCTTTGCGCTGTTCTTAGCTTTCGAGTGGTGTAACACCACAGTCAAAGCTTCAATGCTCATAATCTAGCCTCTCTATCGGCTAGACTTAACCCAGCCGATGGTCTTGTCATCGGTTTTCTGATGAGGTCGGGGTGTGAGCTCCGGCCTCATCTCTATCTTAGCTCAGAAGCCGTCCCTCACGTCAAACTCCACCCTAGAACCATCTTCACCCAAAACGTACCACCGAAACCCCGTGTAATCAAAAACAGGTTTCTCCGTGGACTCCCACACCGCTAACTTGTGACCCCAGCCACGCGCAGCAATCGCATCCTTCGCATCAGCCTCAATAGATCCATTCCATTGCGCGCAAATCATCATCAAGTTGTCCGGTGTGTCCAACAACTTCGAACCACCCATTCCGCGGTTGATTCGGTGATGAGGGACTAGGTCATCTTCACGCCCACAATGCCAGCAGTGATCATCCCTGGCCTGTACGAGCTTTAGAACCTTCTTAGGGATTGCCATGACCTAAGTGTATCGTCAACGCCTACGCATCCCGCATGAACTTTGATAAGTGCGTTGCAAGTTATATGCGCCCAACCATGTGACAATGTTAGGTTTTCCTGAAACCGGATAGTCAGGTTTTCCTGAATATGGTTCCAGCACGATATTTTGTGTCACAAAACCGTATCAAAATTGTGACATTCTCCACTGTCGTTCAGCGCCTAGTTTCCTATGCGCGGTGCGCATCACGCGTTGGTAAGTGACGTGATAACCAACACTTATCAGATGTGATAAACCTACAGTTTTATCCTTCTCTCAAGATCCCAATTAAAATCCGTTTGCACACACTCATAAGCCTCTTTGTAAGCATCCTCAAAAGTCATTTCAATGCCCTTTTCTTTTTTAACCACAACGAAGAACTTTGCCAAAGACTCGAGCGCACTATTCAATGCCAATTTAGTCACCGCCTCTGTCACCTTGTCGGGAGCTTTTAACATCATCCGGTATTCACTAATAGCCCACCAAAAAACTTCGTCACCAAAGTCTCGCCACTCGTCATCGTCAAAATTGTTGTACCGGCCAATATTTGTCACCCCACTGACCTCCAACCGCCTCGTGCCCGATAGCGCGGCTGATACTTTACAAACCCATTTTCATCCGCCTCTGCCGCGTGCCGTGCACAAAACGCTCGACTGCGAAGCCATTGAAAACCAGACTCAGGCTTGTACGGTCCAGCAGGATAGTCAGCCAAAGAAATCGCAATAACCCAGCGGCCATCGGCTCTCTCATCCTCAGCACAGTGCAAACACTTAGCGCTCACAGTTCCATCTCCTCACAAGTGCCATCTAGCGGCACTAAATCTTTATAGAACCCACCACAGCGCAAACACTTGTACCCAGCCGCAATCTCTGGCACGGTCAGGCCGGCAGTTGCGCCACAGCGAGTGCAAATCTTATGCACCAAGTCAAGGCTTGCGCTCATCATCCAGCATGCCCTCTACAGTTTCATCTCGGCCTGCATCAGCATCGACATCGTACCCTGAGCCATCAAAGCAGACTCAATCACCCGCAACTTAGTGCGAACCCTATTCACCTGAGCCTTCGCAATATCCCGTTCGAAGCGGATCTCAGCACACTTCAGTTTCGCGTGCGCCTGCCGTTCAGCCACAGACCCAGTACCCGCAAGAAACGCGCCAGCCTCAGCCGTATCCAAATCCTTCTCAGCCTGAGCCAGGGTAGCCTCCGCAGCATAAAGCGCCTCAACACCCTTCTTGTTCTCGGATGTCAGCTCCGCGATCTCTTGAACTATCTCCGATACCATCACAAACCATCACCAACCTTTCGCAATAGATAGCACGCCAAAACAACACGTCCTTGTGACAGTGCTGCGCTTCAACGTAAGCCTCATGAACTTCCTTCAGGCTTGCCATCAGTACCGAGCTGTTCCGCACGGGCCTTCACTTTCGTTAGAACTGTCTGTGATGCACCAGCTTGTGATGCTTCAGCCCATAGTAACCGCAAGGCATCCACGTCAGACAGTTTTTCCGCCTCGACAACCCAGTCCCGTTTGACCTGTTGGGTGTCATGCCTTTGCACTTTCATCATCTCCTCAGCGGAAGGCCGCTTGGCCCCCGTGAACTCCCCACCAAGATCAGCGAGAGCTCGCCCCAAACTGCTCGTGGCGCAGTTTTCCACCATTGACACTTTATTGACAGGGGAAGTTTCTGGGCGTTCCTCCGCAAAATCCACCGTCACCGGCCGCGGGTCATCCCGATCCAAATACACCTCCGCCTTGATGACTACCTGCTCAGGACTGAAATGTACGAGCTCAGTATGCAACCGCCCATTCGGGTGCGCCTTCCAGAACAGGTCGATGCGTTCAGCAACCGTGGTGTACTGAGAAATGTCAAACCGTGGCATAATTTTCCTCCATATAGTTAGCAATCACACCGCAAGCAAACTCAGAAACCCCGAGGCCCGCCTCGTTAGCGGCTCGAAGAAGCCGAATATAGACATCGAGCTCTAGCTCAATTGTTAGAACAATTCCGCCATTTTCAGGCAACTCAACTGGACTTTCAGACATCGTTCACCCTTTCCCACAGCCTGTCGGCCGTATCAATCAAACCCGCAATCATGTCCTGATCGCGTTCTAACACCACAACTTTCGGTTCAAACCAGGCAGGGACGAAAAGCCCGTCACGTTCCTCCCGCAACATCCAAGCAAACACACAAGACACAGCCCCGGTGACATGTAACTGCCACTGAACCTGCCTCCGGTATTGAATCGGCAACTTTTCAGGGTTCCAATCCTTCCCGGTCGTTTTGATTTCACTAATCTGTGTGTGATCTAAAGAAAGCCCGTCAGGGCTCGCCCTGTGGTGAGGGTTCTTATCAGACCGAATAAGCCAATCGGTTGGCATGATCCCGTAACGGTCCTTCAACATCATAGAGATCGGACCCTCCCACACACGCCCAAACTGCATGTACGGGTTATCCTGCTCCACGAAATCAGCATCATAATCGAGCGCGGCCTGCTCGAACCCCCCGGGGCCGGAGCCCGCCTTCGCCACCTGTGTGGCCGTCACACCCTCACGTCGAGCATCAAGCCAAGAATCGACGCTAATCCCCTTCGACGCAACAAACCTGCTCACATCAATCATGTGTCATCTTCTTCCATCGTTTCCGTGCGAGCTCCGTTGCATCCTCGACAACATCATCCGGTTGCGCGGCCATCGCAGAGGTGACAGCTTGATGGGATTTCCACCAAATCGCCCCATTGTCCGAGTAAGCATCCAACCACATACCGAATATCATCTTTGAAAGTTTTATGGCCTCAATGTTTGTGACGTTCTCATCCACCTGTTGCCTCCGATAGAATAATTTTATGGCCGACCTGCGACATTTGACACCCATCCGTGTGTTCCTGGGTGCGATTGAAATGCAAGGTGGTGTTGCTTGTCAGGATATTCCCGAAATCTTCTTCCCTGAGGATTACGCCGACAAACAGACCAGAGACTATGCGATCCAGACTGCAAAGAAATTGTGTCACGCTTGTCCTTTGAAAACAGAGTGTTTCGCGTATGCCGTTGAAGCGGATGAGCGTTACGGGATATGGGCCGGAACTCTCCCATCAGAGCGTTAGCCATCCTCGTCGACATCCTCAAACTGTGTGGCAATCGCCCAAGCGTTCAAATGTAACCGCAGCGTGTGAGCCTGTGTCCTCGTCAAAGACAAGGTGCCAGGTTCCTCCATCGCCCACACATCATCCCGCAACCGCACATTCACATCACGCCCATCAGACTTCAAATCCATCATGCTTGCCTCCCGCTCAGCTCAACCCTCACGGGTGACCGCAACCACTTCCTCACAGTCCTCACCGAAACACCAAACATGTTCGCAATCTCAGCAACATCCACACCAAGATTGTCCAAACGGATCGCCCGCAACTGGCAGCGGGCCAACAGCCGAGAAGCATGGGTGACAGCAACCTCGAGCTCATCACCGAGGGATCGCACCTCATACTGTGTAAGCATGTATAGGTGTTGTTCCTCAGCCTCAGCAGCCAGTTCCTCCATTAGCTCTGGTGTTATCTCATCCAATGTAATTTCCATTACTTATCCCCTTTCAGTAGTTTCATCGTGGCCCAAACAACCAAACCCAAGCCAATAAGCGAGGCACCATTGATAGGTGCCAGCGGGTCAATCATCCCTGGCGCGAACAGGAACCCTGCACCCACCACCATCAGCACCCAGCCCATCACAGGTTCACCCCGATCACGATAGTTGCGGTCACAAGGGCTGTGGCAATCAGCGACCACCCTGCAACACACATGCGGGAACGCTTAGGTTCACGCAAATCCCTACGCAACACCTGCGACTGCTGCAAGGCAACATGCTCACTAGCAGGCTTAGGAGCTGGGATTGTTTCATTCCCCCACAACACCAA